CGACATTGCCGAAAAACGCCAATGCCAGATTCTCGGCATTGATATCGTCCAGACTGATGCTGATCTGTGACGGATTTTTGATCGCCACCGAATCCAGCACGTTGCCGAACGTCGCCCGCTGCTTGGATTTGCGCTCCTTGATGTCCGACTGCTCCTGGATCGCGAACTTGGTCGCGTTGCCAATCGGCAACCAGCCTTGAGACACGCCAGACACGACGCGATTGAAGAATAAATCACCCGATCCGATAAAACCTGCCATTTCGATATCTCCGCTCTGTTACTCGATGATTCCGGCCGCGCGCAGCCGCTCGGCTTGATCCGCTCGCAGCGACACACTGTCGCCAACCTGAAGCGGCTTGCCGGCGTGCGTATGCGCCTTCACCAACTTATACTCAGCCCGCTTCACTTGCTTCTGTTTCGTTGTCATTTCTGTCCTCGTTCCGGTGTTAAAAAACTGATCGTTAACGCTGTCAAAATCGTGCCGTAAACTCGATCGCCCGCTCGCACTGATAATTCGGATGCGCCAAATCCACATCGACCAGGCGCGTCTGCTTCGGCGCCGCGCACCACTTCGCGGCAACCGAACCGCCTGCTCCGACCACAGCCAAGACCGCCAGATCCAGCTCAGCCAGCGCGGCATAGCCACCGCTGCCGTCGCGGTCAGCATCCTGCGAGCGCACGCCGCAGACCACGGTAATGAACAAAGAGCCACTGCGATCATTGCCGAATCCACGCCGATCGCCCGAACACAGCAGCGCCACGAACGGCCACTCCTCAGCCCGGGCCGGCTTCTTGTAGCCGATGACGATTCGCGGCTGCGGCTGGCCATGATCGTCGGCCCAGGCCGACAGACTTTCATCCGCCTGCAAGGCATCGCGCAGCGTTGTCAGCAACGCCAACATCTCAACCTCTCCCCAGCGTTGCCGAACCAAACCCGGCAGCGCTCGACAACCCCAGCGCCGCCCGCGTCAGACCGGACAGACCATCGCGCAGCAGCAGCTCATATTGCCGCGCCTTCTCCGGCATCACCCCACCTTCGTCGGCCTGCGACCGAACCGCCGCAAGCCGCAGCGCATAATGCAACGCCAGCCGGTTCAGAATCGGCAGCGCCGGATCGACGGTAACGGGATCGATGCCGCGCGCATGCAGCTCCGCATCCAGCCAGGCGTCCGCGTTCTCCAGATCGGCCTCGGCCAACGCGATCACCGGATCGTCGTTGTCGTCGATTACTGCATATTTGGCCATTCTTCTTTAGTAGACAGTGATCAGTGAACAGTGGACAGTTGTGGAGTTCGCTTCGCGAACGGTTTTTATCTAAAAAGCGTGCGCGTAGCGCACTCATTCACTGTTCACTGTCCACTGTTCACTGTTCACTGTCCACTGTCCACTGTTCACTGTCCATTATCCATCAATCCCGATCTCCTCCCCGATCACCAACCGTGCCTTCTCCAACATCGACTGCTTGCGTCGCGACTGATCGGCGAAAAAGAACGGCTGCGGATCGGTGCCTGGATGCTGCACCGACTTGCGGATGACAGCATTTCCGCCGATGAAGAACCGTAGCGCCTTGCGCCCCGGTTTCGGCCGAATCACATGCGCTCGCGTGCCGAATTCAACATGCGGCGCATGCTCGGCGCCGGCGAACACCCGGGCGCCGTCGCCCGACGGCTCCCAATTGATCGACTGCTCCAACTGTCCGGTGCGGCTGATGAACGATTTGCCCAACGCAATCCAATCCAGCGTATCTTCGACGTAGCTCTCCGCCATGGCGAAAGCCGCTTTGCGCCGCGCCCGCTCCAGCACGCCTGGCAGCGCCTCCAGGCGCTCGGAAACCACATCGTCGACGCTGATTTCGATCATTTCTTCTTCCAGCTCTCCAGCAACTGCTTGTTGCATTCCGCCAAAGTCGCCCGCCGCCCAGCGGCGGGCTTTTCGTCGTTGGAGCCTGCAATGCCATCGTCTGCTTCCGGTTGGTCGCCGGCGACCTCAGGCGCAACACCAAGCACTGCTTCCGGCTCCTTCAGGTTATCGGGAATCGATCGTTTTCTCGCCATCGTTCATGCCTCCTGGTTAGTGATTAGTGGACAGTGGTTAGGACGTAGGGCGGAACGCGCAGCGGTTCCGCCATTGTCCGCCGGTCCATGGCGGATCGCCTTCAGCATCCGCCCTACGCACTATCCGTTGGTCTTGATCGCCGCAAACTTCACTGCCTTGCGCTGATAGACCCGAGTCCAATTGGTAGCCAATGCCAGCTCCGCGTTGGTCGCAGACAAACCCGCCACGTTCGCCGCATTCCACTTGATCCCGCGCGGATGCAAGATGAAATGCTTACGGTTGTACAACGTCTCCTGGCCGGAACCGTTGCCAGAGGCTTCTTCCCGTTCGACCGCAACCGGCACTTTCGGCGTCCCCTCGCCGAACGCCACCGCACCGGCGCCGAACAGATACGATGTATAGGTGATGCGGTTCACACCGGCCACAGCCGGCACGCCGTCATCGACGATGATCGTATAGCCCATATAGGTGCCCCAGCCGATATCAGACCGGTCGTTCGGGATGAACTGGATCAATCCCTGCCGCTGCAGCTCGGTATGCAGCACCGAATGGATCACCAGAGCAGTCAGCTCGCCGGCGGCATCGCCCATGGTCTGTTTCGACGTCAGGATCAAATCGGCGGAAATCTTCTCCGCCGCAACCGGCGCACCGACGGCATCGGTGGCCACGTCGACGATCATGTCGCCGCCGTCGTTGGCTACGTTGTCGGCGATCACGCCATCCAGCGCAGCGATCAAAATGGCCTGCATGTCGCGCGCCCAGAAAGCGGCAACCCGGTCGGCGATCACTCGCGCCGGGTCCGAACCTGCCAGCTCACCGGCCAGATCCATGGTCGACCATGCTTCCGCGCGAAAATGTTTGCCGGCCACGTCCTGACCGGTATTGATCGACGACGGCGTAATCTTCGCCGCCGGATCGTCCGATTCGATTTTCGAACCGCCCGTCAGATCGTTCCAAAAAGGCAGATTGAAAGTTGCTCCGGCCCCTTGCGCCAGCGCATCGATTTGCGCGTCCGGCTGCATCACGCCGGAACGCGCCAGCGCCGACAATTCGAGCGTTCGCTGCAGCGTATACGGAGTAAAAACACTGGGGATGATGATATCTGCAAGTCGTACTACGGACATTTGCTATCTCCTGGTTAGTGGACAGTGGGCAGTGGTTAGTGGACAGTGGACAGTGGTTAGTGGACAGTGAATGAGTGCGCTACGCGCACTCTGTTCAGATAAAAACCGTTCGCGAAGCGAACTCCACAACTGTCCACTGTTCACTGATGACTGTCCACTAATCAAGCGGCGGCGTTGCGCAGCCGTTCCGCTTCCGCCGGGTCCTCGCGGGCGATCGTCGCCTGCTCGGTCAAATTGAAGTGCTCCGTGCTCCACGGGTTTTTGCCGCCGCCGGGACTCTGCGGCGCAGCGGAGCCGGGCTGCCCGGCAGGCTTCGCCAGGAACGGCTTCTGCTTCAATAAGGCCGCCACCGACTCGGCAGCAGGCTTTCCTCCGACCGTCACCGAGCCATCCTCGGCCACTTGCGCCTGCCCGGACAACAGCGACGCCACCGTTTCCGGATCGACCGCATCCGATGCCGCGCCGAGCAGCGCCGAACGCACCTGCGCCTGCTCGAATCGCGCCCGATAGCGCGCCGCCTCATCGGCTTTCGCCTGCAGCAGCTCCTCGGTCTTGCCCTGTTGCGCCAGCTGCGCCTGATTCAGCGCTTCCAGCGACTCATGCCCTGTCAGCTCCTTCAGCTTGGCAGCGAACGCCGCGTTCTGCGCCTCGACGGCCTGCTGGATCTGCGTCTGGACGTCGACGGCAGGCTGCTGCTCAGGGGCCGGCGGCGATGGAATATTGTCAGCCGCAGTGTTCTCGGCAGCCGCCGCTTCGGTCGGTTTTTGCGTTTCGGCCATGTTGGATCTCCGTTTAAAAAAGGATTGGAAGCGGGTGTGGGATTCGCACCCACGACCTGCGGCTTATGAGACCGCCGCGCTGCTGCTGCGCCAACCCGCAATGGAATCGAAAAGACAGGGCCAGTATGACGGGACAGACCTATAATCGTCAGGGGGAAGGAGTTCCGAAGACAGTGGACAGTGGACAGTTGTGGAGTTCGCTTCGCGAACGGTTTTTATCTGAACAGCGTGCGCGTAGCGCACTCATTCACTGTCCACTGTCAACTAATGGATCGCGGGCGTCCCGACCGCATTTCAAACCAACGTCAGCGAAGCGGACTCAACCAATCTGATTCCTGATCCCTGATATCTGATCCCTGTCCACGAGAAGGCCGTTAAACCCCCGTTAAAAATCGAGAAAACGAAAAAGAGGTAGGAACGGTAGGGGTCGGTTGAAATCGGCGCTTAAAACGGCCCTTGCGACATGCACGTCGATCATGTCTCAAACTTCGCGAGCATGGCGTCGAAGCGTTCGGCGCCCAACCGTTCCCGCATCTCTCGCATGGTCAGCAGCCCCAGACCATCCTCCCGTACCATCTTCTCCAGCTGCACCCCTTGCGCGTTGAGTGCGGTTGCCCATTTCGGCAAAATCTGCGCCCGCCGCTCAGGACTCGTGCCGCGCACGAACTCGGCATAGCTCTGCGAGCCCTTTTCCTTGACTTTGGTCACCCGCGGAATCAGCGTGCACATGCAATGCGGATGCGCTTTTTCCGGGGGGACGGTTTCCTTGCTCCATACGCCCTTACCCAGGCCCATCTCGATTGACGCATAATAATCGCAGATATCGGGCTCCGGGTGGGTGCTCGCCAAACGCCAGTGATAGCCGATCACCAGATCCTCATCCGCCGTGGCGGCAATCGCCGCCCGATGCATCGCCGTCGACATCTCGGTGCGGGCGATGCGTTTCAGCAAATAGAGCTGCTTATCGTAGCTCCACCATTTCAGCGCCGAGCCCAGCAGCGCCTCATCGCCCTTGCGCACCGCCTTCACCATCTGCCGATAAGTGTTAAGCGCCGCATTCTTCGTGCCGGTTTCACGCAGCTCGCCGATATGCCGGCGGGTGTCGGCCAGCGTTTTCAGCCACACCTCGCGCGTGCCTGGATCGCGTATCACCCGCCGCCCGGTGGCGAACAGATCCGCCGCCCAGTCATCCCATTCCAACGCAGCGATCTCGAATTTGGAACCGGCCCGCTCGATCGCCCGCTGCATGTCGAACACCAACCGATTGACCGCCGCCACTTGCGCAGCGCCATCGGCCAAGACGCGCTGCACGCCGTCGCGCATCGCGTTTTTCCACGCCCAAGTTCGGTTGGAGAGCGTCAGCCCGTCCGGCCAGCGCCGAGTGAACGCCTCTCGCGCCAATTCCCGCGCCAGCGTCGAATGCATCACACCGTCCGCCACGGCCAGCTTCAATGCCGCTTCGATGCCGGACTTGATCAACCGGTCCATGCCTTGCAGATATTCGGCGACGCGCTCCTCCGCATTGGGCCCCATCTCGAACCCATCCTTGCGCAGCGTCTCCACCAGCCGCTCTGCAAACGGCAGCGCGCCCTCATCGACGCGGCCCTCCTGCGCCACGATCTCGCGCCACAACCGGCGATAGAGCGCGTCCCAGTCGGTCATGGAAGCCTCGTTTTGATGAACTGTACTGCAGCTGTGTGCAGCAATGCAATGATCTCGGTATAACCCATCCCAGCATTCGACCAGCCGATATCATA